AGGTCGATATGCGGGCAGTCCACATAGACAGCCTTGTGAATGCGCCGGCGTTCGACCTTATTTCGGTAGCTCAGCGTGGCAGGCGCCTGCGGGAAGTACCGGTAAACGTCCTCGGCCTTACCCTCATGCGTGCGCTGCGCGGTGCTGTACTCCGACGGGTCATACGCGTTCGTCGTCTCCATCGAGCGGCCCGACATACCGGCCAAGCCTCGGCGCATCGTCTCAGCCACTTTGATCATCTTGTTGGTGGCTGTGTACGTGCCTGTCTCGTCCTGGATCGCAAAGGTAATCGGGTTACCCAGACGCGATTGCGCGGAGCTGGTGACAACGTCAATGCGTCCTTCATCGCCCACGCGTATGAAGCCTTCGCGCACATTCATCATGGCGCCCAGGGAGCCGTGTTTCACCATGGCAGTCAGCGGCCGGTAAACGTTCGCCACCTGGTCCTCAGACGTCGCCAGTAGCTGAATCAGCGGGGTGGGCTGCGGGACGGCCATCGGCTCACCGGGCGCGTACGCGTAGGACCACCCACACGGGCACCCAAAGTCACGGCATCGGTACGTCTCGTCACCCTCAGCGAAACCGGCGAACACGGTGGGACCAGCGGCCTCAGCGAGCACGACAGCAGCCGCAAACGGGCCCTTGCCACTCTTTTGCGGCATGATCACCTGCGCGCGTCGGTAGGCGAACGCAGAGGATTTCTGCCCCACCTCAGCCGTCGACTTCACGGTGTAGAGGTTGCTCGCTACCTTGAGCTGCCACGCCAGCAACTCGAACCGCTCACCTTGCCTGAACCCGTCCGGGATGACAGCATGTGACTCGATCCATGCAAGCGTGACCACCAGGACCTTACCGTCAGTCACCGCCCACCGCCTTTAGCCGAGCAGTCAGCGACGAAACCTGTGACATGGTGGACGTGTCTATCTGCTCGTCGGCGTCCAGGGTGCCGATCGTCCACCGGTTGCGCTGCATGCCGCTGACGCTCAGCCCGAGTGATTCGGCGAACATCTTGACCTGGCCCCAAACGATCGCAGAGGAACGTGGCGACTCAGCGCGAACGAGCAAGCGAACGTAGGAGGCGACCTCAAATTCTTGGTGTAGCTGCTCCCACATGGTCGCCTGCGGCGTCTCCCACAGGCGTTCCCACAGGTCCATCTCACGCGGGGACGGATCGATCAGCGGGAAGGCGGGCAGCGCATCGTCTCGACCCTCAGCGGGCAGGGTCACCCATCCCTCAGGGGCAGCCGCCTTACCCTTGTGGCTGCGCTCCTGACTGGTGGGCGCCGGCCCGGATCGGGCGCGTGCTCCTCCTCGGGACATGGGTGATCACCTCCATTCGCGGATTTGCAGTGCAAAGCGCCGGCGAGTGGCGCGAGTCACAATCGGGGTCTTTGAACCGGGCGGACCAGGCAGCGCCCTCCCCCGCGTTCTTGACCCCCTAGGCCGGCAGGCCCCTCCCCCACCCCTTTGCTCGCACATGCAAACACAATGCAAATGAATGCAAAGCAAAGCTAATCGCGATCATTCCAACCGCCCGGCTGCTCCCTCGCAGTGACTCGCGAGTGATGAGCCTTGGTCATAGCCTGCATGTTCGACCAGTCATGACCACGTGGGCCAAGCGGTCCGAGCCCATCAATGTGGTTGACCTCAGTGGCCGGCGGACGTAGTAGAGGTGACAGCGTCATGCACTCATCACACTCACACCAGGGATGCTCACGCAGGAACGCACGCCTGGTGCGCTGCCATGCCACCCCATAGCCACTCCGACTCGACCCCCTACGCATCGCCTGCGCACGTGCCTTGCAGTCGCTACAGCGTCCACCAGGGGTCAGCACAGGACACCCAGGCGACGGGCATACGCTCAGCGCACGACGTGCCATGGTGTCCACCTACTCATTTCAGTAAGTCCGCTGAGAGGGAGTCGAACCCCCAACATCACGGGTCTAAGCCGTGCGCCTCTTCCAATTGGGCTATCAGCGGTTGAGGGCTACTCGCCGCCCGCTTACCTGGTGACTAGCCAGGCAGTGAGGGCCGGTTTCACCCAGGGTGACTATCCTCGCGCCAGTCACGGCACTACTTTCGCCACCAGTAGATGCGGCAGGATTCGAACCTGCAACCTCTGCCTTATCAGGGCAGCGCTCTGACCGTTGAGCTACGCACCGTCGCACACCCCTGTGACAGGGTGGCTAGACGATACCCGCAGGCATCGCAGACTAGTTGGTGGTCGTGGTACTGACCCACACACCACAGCGGATGATCTCACCGGTCCCGGACTCGCCGACACACGCGCGGTACCACACCGGGCTGCCCTCAGCGACAACGGTCGCATAGCCCTTTTCTCGGCTGGTCCCCGCACCGTCGGAGTTCCACAGGTTCTCGCTGATGCCCTCATTGGGGAACTGCACCTGCGCCAGCGCGCTGTGTCCGTCAGCGTCGGTGTCCTTGACCCACACGTGATCGCCGTACGCGATGAACCATGCCTGAGCGCCCGTGGTGGAGCTCACAGAGCCATCGCCGGCGAACGCAGGGGTAGTAGCCAGGGTCACCGCCACAGCAGCGATACCAGCGGCCTGAGCGGTGCGGCGAACGAGGTGACGCAAAGTGAAATCCCCTAGGTGTTGACGACGTCTAACGCTGGCTAGGCAGGATTCGAACCTGCGCAATCCACTTGCGGTAGCTGCTCTGCCCATTGAGCTACTAGCCATTGCGACCAGAACGCACAGTGACGCGCGTCCAGGGAGTGCATGCCCTGCGTTGCCCTCACGGGTCGCCGGTCGCTCCGTCGTACGGTCTGGAATCGAACCAGTCGAGTCACCCTTGGCCCATCGGCCTCAGCTCACCCCGCGCGGGGACGTCCCCCGGATGACCACACCAATAGCCATCACACCGCGTACGCAATGCCCCGGTGCTCGACCCTGGAGAGAGTCCGGGGAGCTACCGGGGCGCTTATGGAGGGTGACGGCCTCTGTCCACCGTGCCGTAATCGTCTATGTGCGGGTCACCACCCTCACTATGTATCTATAGAGTCGGTTACCTAGAGTGTCGGTTACCTGGGTGGTGTGTAGTAGTGCAGCTGGTGCATGGGGTTTCGGTATCTCTTAGATGCCCCTAGTAGATGTTGAATATGGGTACACCAAATACACTTCTACATAATCGCAGGTCAGAGGGGTTGTTCTGATGGTCTGTCAAGGATGGCGCTACACGCTCCCCGCTCGCTGAAACGCCAAAGGGCCCAAGTTATCCACAGGCATGATCAACATGTGGATAACTTGGGCCCCGACGGTGTGACCTACGCCATCTCGCCCAGCATCTCGACCAGCTCCTGATCGTCCCCGCCCGACTCCCAGCGAATGTCCAGCCGCTCCCCTCGCTGCTTCGGATGCAGCGTCACCATGAGCCCGACATCAGCGAGCAGCCGGGAACGTGCCCCAGGATCGCCCCAGGCTTCACCTATCGTCCTCCCGGTGGGCTCCAGTACTTCCCTGACGTTCGGGTCATGCGCGGCCCGCAGAGCGGCGTAGGAGGCTTCCAAGTCGGCTGACAGGCTCTCCAGCGTCGCCATCATCAGTGGGCCGGCGGTGGCCATACGCTGCCCCAGGCGCTCCGCTTGCTCCTGCGCTTCGATCATCTCCGCTGACAGGTCGTTGCCACCCTCAAGGCGGACCACGTACTCAGCGAACCCGCCCCAACGCGTCAGGAACGCGTCAGTGACCGCCTGGTCCAGGGTCTCGGCGTAGATGGTCACGTGGCCTTGCTGGCACTTGTACAGCCGCACGCCCTTGCCACTCGCTCCCCCGTTCAGCTTGCAGCCCTTATAGCAGTACGCCATGCCGTGACACATAGGTGAGGCATTGCGCGGTGCTCGGGCGTCCCCGTTGGACAGGGCGGCCAGGCGCTCCCGTACGGCTTTGTGCTCCGCAGCGCTGAGGATGGGTTCGGCGAACTGCACCGGGGTAACCCCATCGTCGCCGACCACTAGTGACCCTTGGTAGTTGCGCATCCCCCGCAGTACGGGTGACTTGAGCAGTCGACGCCAGCGGATGTGACCGAGCCCGACGATGGGCGCTGTGCTGGTCGCTGTGCCGTCAGCGAGTAGCTTGCGAACGGCCGTGCGGATGTTCTCGGCCTGGTCGTCGTCGATCTCAAGGTAGGCGCCGCCGTCTCGCCTGACGATGCGATAGCCGTACGGGGCTGCGCCGGATGCCCATCGGCCCTGTGTGCGCCTGGTGGCGTGTCCAGCGCTGATACGGGCCTTGATCATGTCCCGTTCCCACTCGTACAGCGCAGCGAGGATGGTTGCGGCCATGCGCCCGTTGGCTGTGGCTGTGTTCAGTTGGTTGTCCGTGGTGGCCAGGATGGCCTTATGCGTCTCCGCCCATGAGACCAGGCGCAGGAACTCCGTCACGCTGCGGGCATACCGGTCCTGCTTCCAGGCGACCACGACGTCAGGGCGGTCCCGCATGAGCGCTGACATACCCTTGCGCAGTTCCAGGGGCTTGGCGCCGGACACTCCCGCATCGGGGTACTCCGTGATGTCGACCCGGTCTAGGTCGTAGTCGTTCTGGTCCAGCCACCGCAGGCAGGCAGCGCGCTGTGTCTCGATGCTGGACGAATCGTCACTGTCGACGCTGAGCCGCAGGTACAGGGCGACCTTTATGCGTCCGGTCTCAGACTTCACTGTCTTCATGTACTGGAGACTACATGCGTTCGAGCAAACGCAGCCACTCTTCAGTACATGAATCTCAGCGGTTGTAGTACGCGGCATCCCATGGCGACGGCTCAGGGCGCAGAGTCCGCCACCCCTCAGGCGCAGGGACTAGATCACGCCCCCAGGCGACGCGGCAGCGATACAGCCAGGACTCTGCACCCTCTTTCAGGTCCCATTCGAGCGGGAGGAGGTTGCCCTCACCATCCGGCAGGGTGCAGTAGCCAAACAGCCAGCGGTCCAGGATTGCCCACTTGCTCTGGTTCGGCAGTTGCGTGATGACGTAGCGCGCCGTCCTGGTCTGCGGTAGTTCCTGAGTGGTCGTCATGGGATCAGCGTAGCCGCGTTGGGCCCTATGTGGGGGTCCCCAAATCGGTTGTTTCTGCGGCCTCTTGAACGGTCTCGGTAACCGTCGTATCCGCCACCGTTGCCACCTCAGCCGGCGCAGTGACCTCAGCCGTGGTCGTCACAGTGGACTCAGTGACAGGGTCCGTGGCGGTGACCGTGATGCTCGTCGGTGCGTCCGCAGTTGCCTTGGTCGGGTCCTGGACCACAATGCGCACATCCACGCTGGCCGGTCCCGTCCGCAGGCTGACAGCGCTGAAACCGGCGGGACGCTTCTTGCCCTTGAGCAACTTGGCCCGGATGATCAGGTTGCCCCGCTCGTCGATGCGCACGCGCACTGTCGTGTTCGGCGCCTTGTCCTTATTCGCCTTGTAGACGATGGGCAGCGACCAGTCAGGGAGCTGGTCCAGTCCGGGAACAACCTGCTCAAGGCCACGGCGCAACCTTGACTTGGGCAGTTTCTTACGCTTCCGATCCTCAGCCTTGTGCCGGGGCTTGGCGCTGGGCTCGGCCGTAGGTACCGCAGACGGGTGTTCTGACGTCTTGGGCGCCGGGGCTGAGCTGGGAGCCGGCGAGGGTGCTGCGGGAGCCTCAGACGGGGCTACGGGTATACCGCCGCGCTGTGAACCAAAGGCGGGCAGAACCTTGCCAGCGGGCAGGGGGGCGTCAGGTGCGCTGATGCGGTCCGGTTCGGCTGTCCTGAGACCAGGGGCGGCGAACGCGACAGCGCTAAGGACTGAGAACGCTGCGGCTGTGATCAGCGCAGGTACGGCGATGCGTGGGCGCTGGCGTGGGATGCGATGGCGTGACATGGCGGTGAGTCCCTAAGCGGAATGGCTAAATCCGAATCTTTGCACAACCTGCACAGAATCACTGTCCCGTTTGCCTCCGAGGCACAACGTGACTGAAACCAGTAAGCGGGAGGACACGACCAGGACCCCACGGATTGAGGTCAAACAGCCCCTCAGCGGTCCACAGCATCGCCGGACGGTAGAGCCCTGACTCACTGGACCTGCGCCACTCAGCGACGCCTAGCAGCCGCTGTGACAGCGTTCCTCGGGCGCCTATGCGGAACCCTCGATAGATGTGGCGGCCGTCGCTGATCACCTGTGCGAGCGCTCCCCCATGGGCCCTCAACACGGTTGCCAGGTCAGACCAGTTGTCGATGTAGTCAGTGGTTCCCAGCTCGGCTAGGGCGGGCGGGGTCCGGTACTCAAGGCGCCCGTCCGGAGTGGGTACGGGCACCGTGACGGAGAGGTCAACTGCGTACGGTGCGATTGGCATGCGCTGAGTCAATCAAACGGACGATGGCGTTCCGTCAGCCTGCAGATGGCTTCACGGTGTTTGAATCCTCAACCGCTGGAACTACAACCCGAGTGTGGCTCATACCACAGGATGAGAGTGGATCTAGTGGAACCAAATATAGATGTAACGCCCACGCATTGCACAAGTTCACAAGCCAGGGCAAAGAAAAAGGGCCCGCAGGCCCCTTCCCTTAGACTCCCGAGATGACGATCATGAATCCCTTGCGGTCCGTGGCAACGTATTCGTCGCCTTCCAGGTTCGGGTTGATGTCCGCGATGCAGACACTGTGACCGCAGTCACACAGGTAGTACGCTCCCCGCGTGTGCCGGTACTTACCCTTGTTGCACTCGCCGCAGATGGGGTAGAAGCTGGCTGCCATGGTGTCTCCCTTGTCGCTGTCGTCCTTACGTCTCAAACTCTATGCGCTGAGCGCTCCGCAGACAAGCCACCTACTGATTTCAGTAAGTGACCCGCACCACATTCACCCTGATTATGTGTGGGCACTACATCTATATTTACACAAAGTAACGGCCGGCACCTCCCAGGATTACCCTGAGTGGTACCGGCCGTCTGGCTACCGCTTGAGGATCACTCGCACCGGGCTGGACGCCAGAAACTCTCGCGTGTTGCTGATGCCGTCGCCCAGCATGGTCACTTCGATTCTGTCCTGCGAGTTGGGGTGATCCACCTCCACCAGGCGAACCCGCTTGACTGTGGCCCAGGCAAGACTTCCGATGCCACAGTTGGTGTCGAACACGTCGCCTGCGATCAGTTCATCAGCGCGCAGGGTGGTGATGGTGACAGTCTCCATCGTGGTTCCCTCTGTTGAGTTGGTGTTGCTTGGTGACGTCTCCGACACTAAGCGGCCGACCCGACAGCGCACAAGGCACCTACTGAAATCAGTAAGTGAGCTAGGTCACATCCCCCGCAGGCGTGACCACTCGACCAATCCCGCTGGCACGGATCAGCGTCCAACACGCAGGGCAAGGTGCACGGGTTGTGTAGATGGTCGC